TCAACAAGGTATTTGATGTTGGTACCACCATGTAGAAACCATAATAGTTCAGTTGCCATTGTTTTGAAAGCCATTTTCTTGGTTGTTAGAAGTGGGAAACCTTCTGACATCTTATGTCTTATTTGTCTTCCAAAGACTGATAAGGTTCCACCATTTCTAGTTTCTTTTGTAGTACCATTCTCCAATATATCTTTTAATAAATTTTGATAATCTAAGTCTAACTTATTCATTTTCGTTTGTTTTGTATTTCCAAATAAAACCATATGCCGTTTTTCTTTTTTTCTTGCAACATTCACATATAGCTGCTGATTTTTTATTTAAAGATTTTGATGCACTTTGTATAGAAGAATATTCATTAATAAGATTCATATTAGCATCAAATTGAAGAACAGGAATTGTACTATTTTTAATTTTATTAATTTTATCTAAAATGAATTCATGGGTATAGTCTTTCTCATAACACCAAATATAATTAGAAGCTTGAAGATGTTCCCCTCTAGCTGCTTTACTTATTCCTTGATTTTTAAAAATATTATATGCTTGAGTATATGATACCCATTTTTTTATAAAATTACCTTCTAGATCAAATTGTAAAATAGATTTTTCTATATTTATAGGTTTTTTACCTTTTCTTTGTTGACTTAATTTATTTTTCATTTCTTCACTTCTAAAAGTACTTCCTCCACCTCCATTATTTTTATTAATTAATTTAAAACCCCAAGATTTAAATAATGAAATATAGTATTTTTCCCAAAACTTCCATTCTTGATTAGGAACTTCATCTAAGGTTTCTAATATGATATTTTTATTTTGAAGTTTATTTTTATGTTCTCGTTCTCTTTTTTTAGGAGAATTTTTAGTTTTTCCAACATAGAAAGGTATGTTATCTCCTCTATGTAAATAATATATTATTGTTTTCATACAATAATAAATATATAACCTTCTCGCTTTGTTTATCTAGGTTATTCATTGTCATCATTACTTTTTTTCATTGATTTAATAAAATCTTGTTTTAATCTTTCACCAAACATTTCTGCTATTTTGTCTTCACCAAACATGTTTATTTCGGCTTGTGAAATTTCCATATTCCATTTAAAACTGATGATTTTATATGGAATTAAATCTTCTGCAATATGGAGAGGTGAGAATTCAAAGGTGAAATTTCCGTCAATTTGTAATTCACCATTCTCGCCGATTTTAATTTTCGGGATTGTATTATCCATGTGTTCGTAAGCCCCGTCAGGGCCAATTTGAAAATTATCTGATATCATAGTTTTATCTAATAAGTGTTACGTGTCCTGATTCTTGTCTATTTTGACCTTGTTTATCTTTATAATTTATAATCCATTCATATACACCAGTTTCGCAATAATATCCATTACCTCCATCACCGTTCCACCAAAGATTAGAAGATGTATAAATTTCTACTCCCCACCTATTAAATATTCTAAGTGTAGGTTGATATACTGATAATTCTGAGATTTTAAATACATCATTTAATCCGTCACCATTAGGTGTAAATGAATTAGGAGCGAAAAATCTTTGGCATGCTTCCGTTTTTACAGGTATTATTTTTGGTTCACTTTCACATCCAATTTCATCATATAATATAACTTTTACTATATATGTTTTTGTTGTATCAGGCCATTCAATAACTATATTATTGTCTACTGTTGATTGAATAACATCATCAATAAACCAATTATATACTACTCCAATTGAATCTTCTACTTGGTATGATCTGATATATGAATCTAAGCAAAAATTAACTACTCTACTATCATAAATAATGTTTGGTGCATCATATTTTCTTCTAACTTCTACCTCAACTTCCTCTTGAACATTACACCCATGAATATTTGTTTGGTATGATGGGTAATATAAACCAGATTCAACTCCAGTAAATATATTACCATTCATAAATTCAGATGTCCAAACACCTCCTAATGGTTGTGCTTCTAACTCAATTGATGAATTTAAACATATAGAGTAATTTGTAGGAAATGTAATGTCAGGAGTAACAACAACTACATCACAAGTTTTAATTTCTCCCTCACAACTTGCCTCAGTAATTTCTTGAACTGATATAGTGTAAGTTCCAGGTATATTACCCCAAACAATACTACAGTCACTTGTTTGATCTGTTGTTATAGTTCCTCCATTAACATGCCAGTCATAAACAGATGTTTGATTACCTGTTACAGAGTGAAATGTTTCTAAACCAGTACATACAGTATCAGGGCATGGAGTTATATCACCCATAGAAAAGTAACCGCAACTACCATCATCACAATTGGCGTTTGGGTTATAGTTACAAGCAACTTGATCCATACATCCATAAGTTCCACATCCTACAGTTCCATTCCAATTAGTTGGTCCATCAAAACATTCCCAGTTACCCCAACTACCCATAGTACCATCAGCGTATGGTGTAACGCCAATAGAAAGAGAAGCACCTGCAACATTAGATGTTGTCAATGTTACACAAAATTCCCAAACACAATCTCCATCAGGACAAAAATCGCCCCAATCATTACCTGGATTACTATCAAGTGGTCCATTTGGGCCTTCAAAAAAGTAACCTGGTCCAGCTACAAAACCTGTTGATTCAGATGTAACTGTGTTTACCCATAACCAAGTTCCACTTACTTCATATACATCATTTGGTGCTTGTAGTGGTGTTACGCTTGCCCATCCATTACCTAATGTTAATCCAAATCCTTCAAACCAATTTGATCCTTGATTATTACCATCCCATCCAGTCATTGTACCACAAAATACTACCTCAGTATTAGGTGGGTAAGTAGAGTTTTGTGGGTATTGTGGATTAAAATCAAAGTCTAGGAATCCAGAGCATTGTGAATAAGCTTGTGTAGCAATAAGTAATAATAGTACTGTAATGTTTTTCATATTTTAGTTAAATTATATCATCCCATATTTCATATATAGCATAAAAGACCCCACTTAACAGAAATATTACTACGGCTGTTAATAATAATTCAAGAAATCCAATAACCCATTCAAAGAGCATATGAATTTTTTTCCCGTCTATCATTCCCGGCCCTACCCAAATAGGAACAACTACAATTAAAACTATTGTTAGAATAGTTAATAATACTTTAAGTAAATTTTTATTTTCCATACTTTTAATATAACAAAAAAGGCTTGCATTTGCAAGCCTAATTTGAAATTTGTTTTAAAATTTTTACTTAAGTGAGGTAGCCCCTGCTTTAGTATTTAATGTTACCGCAATATTGTCGTAGACATTTACTTGAAGTACTTTAGCAATTCCGCCTTGGTGTTGTAATTGGATTTCACAATCACCTTTAGCTGTTGCTTTAATAGTAGCAGTACTACCATTATCGTCAACATTTACTTCTAAAATTGGATCGTTATCTGTGAACCATCTTAAAACACCAGGAACATTTACTAATTCAACTTTAAATATTTGGCCTAAAGCCACATCCCATTTAACAACATCATAAGCAGTTACATTATCGAAAATGATATTTGCTTCCATGTGTTAAATTATTTTAAAGTTGGAGTATCAACTACTAATCCTAGAGCTGATGCTTGAGCAGCAACAACTGCTAAGTCAATAACATCAGTTAAAGTTACTACACCTTCGCCTAAGTCAGCGTCAGCGGTTACTTCTACTTGTGAGGTTACATCAGCAGCACCTGATACTAAAAATGCTGAAAGACCATCTTCTGCTACTTCTAATGTAGCGTCACCTGATACTACAGTCCATACTGGGGCACCGTCTAAAGTTGCTGGGTTACCAGCGGCAGTTGTTGGAGCTAAAGTAACTGCTACTTTTTGCTCGTTTGTAATTGTAATTAACATGTTTGTTTTAGGGTTTTGAAATTAATATTAATTTATTATCACTAATGTGACACCCATACATATTAATCTTGGTCTTGGTCTTTACCTATTTTGGAAAATTTTTCTCTTGAATTTTGATAAGAAGGTTCAAAAAAAGCACCTACAATTATAGGAAATACTACAAATGAAAGAATTAACACTGTCAATAAATTAGCTGAGATAAATAGTGTTACTGCGAGGTAAAAACATCTAAGCATAAAAAATTGCCAGCGATGCCATCTATCAGTTAGAAACACTAACACCGTTGTACTGAAGGGAAATTTTTCAGGGTATTTAGGTTTATATAAACCAAAGTACCACCAATGTTTAGTGGTACCTGGTTTAGTCATATCATATTTGTTAGGCCAATCTGTGCCCTTAATTCCTTCATCTGCAAGAGCATCCATTCTACCTTTACAATGACCTGCGGCTGCTAGTAAAGCAACTAAAATAATAATGTTTAATATCATATTAGAATATGGCTGTTAAAACAACATTCACTGGGCGATTTGAAACCGACGGAACATCTGCTATAGTAGTTTTATAATTTGGATTAACGGCAATTGTTGTTTTGATAATAGTGTTAAACTTATCTGAAAACTCCAATTCACGTCTAATATTGATACCAACGTTGGTAAAACCGGCTCTGGTTTGGAAGTTAACATATGATGGTCCTGTAACATAACCGGCAAATAACTGAGTATTAGATGCGACATGGTATGTTGTTTCAACATAGACAGCTCCGCTGGGATTGCCTTGTTTTTGATAGAACACATAATTAGCTTTCAAGTCAATTTTTGAATCAGTATCACCTTTATATTTAAAAGTTGCTTCTACAAAGTGAGGTGTAGTTGCTTTTTCTAAATCAAAATATGAAGTATCGTTGTAATTACCTGTGTTATTACTAATATAAACATCTTGAACACCTATAGACACATTGTAAATATTAAAATGCATTCTAGTGTTAAGTTGGTTACCATAACCGGGTTTTGCTTGATTATATACTAATGACGCGTCTGCTCCAATTGTAAACCAACTAACTGGTTCAAACTCAGCGTCTACTTTAACTGCTGTTTGTTTACTAATATCAACACCTCTCCATAAGTTAGTTGTTGCAACCCCTACTTCTGTACTAAATGGACTTTCTTTTTTAGCTGGTCTAAAAAATAGACCTTTATGTTTTGTTGTGTCTGTTTGAGAAAAACCTAATAGCGCACTAAACACCAACGCTAATAGTAATGTAACTTTTTTCATTTTAAATTTTGGTTTGTTTTATATTGATTTGAACTTTTCCTTCAACTAATAAATATAGCTCAATTACTCCAACTGCTATACATACTGGGACCCATGCTCCGGTGGCTAATCCTACTATACCACCAGCTATAATTGCTCCCTCACCTATAGATATTTTAGCAAATAATCGTTTTTGTTTTAATTCTTTATTAATGTTTTCTGTAGCTAGTTGTTCTCTAGTTTTAGCATCATTAACCATTATTGATTGTTGGTCTATTACTGTTTCTAAAGAATCAATTTGTTTGTTTAGATTGTCAATGTCCTTTCTAGCTTCAAATAACTTATCAATACAAGTATTTGTTAGTTCAGCTTCACTATTGAGTCTAGATTTTAGTTTATCTTTCTCTATCTCAGTTTCTGTTTTTTTAGGATTTAAAATATCCTCAATTCTTGTTTTAGTGGGTTGACTAAACGCTAACACACTAGACAATATAAACATTATTGTTAGTATCTTTTTCATAATTACAATATAATAAATTTATTTTTAAAGCCAAGCTTATTATAAATAGAGAAGACTCCTTTCGGAGTCAATCTCTACTGGTTAGCTGTTAGCTTATTTGTTTTTCAAATCTAGACTCAAATCTTTAGCAGCTTTGATACTCAACATTTCCATCATATTAAATGCTGCGTTACTACCTCCAGTTCCAGCACCTCCACTAATCACACTTGGTACCCAAGCGCCTTCATAGTTACCAATTGCTTTAAATCCTTCAGCCATAACGTACTTATATGCTTCCAATTTCTTATCCAAAGCGCCGTCAGCGGCCATTACTTTTGCTTTTGCATATGCTTCAGCGTCAGCTAATGTTTTAACTTTACGTGCTTCCAACTCAGCGGCTTCAGCAGCGATACGTTGTTTTTGTTTATCTTGTTCAGCTAGCTTAACTTGCGTTTCAGCTTGAACCACTTGACGTGTTTGTTCTTGTTTTTGTTCATACTCAATCGTGATCAAGTTACGTTCACCTTCAGCTTTGGCTGATATAGCTTGTTGTTGAGCGGTGATAGCTTCTTGTTTAGATACTGATGCTTTAGTAGCTGATTCAATTTTCTTAGCCAACATATCATCAACTCTTTGTTCATAGTCTACAGTTGTAATTTGAGCATCCGCAACTGTAATACCATACTCTTTAATAGAACTGAATTTACGAAGTGGACGATTCAATGTATCCGTTTGGAAGATATTCTCGTATACTTTTTTCATTTCATTGTCTGTAGAGTCAAAATATGTCTTTTCTACAGTTGCTAGCAAATAAACACCTTGTTGTAGCTGGTCTAGATAATTTTGAGCCATTGTAGCGCGACCTCCACTATAGTGCATCTCAGCTGACATTAATTGTGCAGAACTTGATAGACATTCACTTGTATAAGGTGCTAATCGTTTTGCTACTAGTGATTGTGGTGTACGGTGAGCATTATGCATAGCGATCATTTCTTGTTCATCTGTAGGCAAAACATACTGAACAATACCATATACATCAGCAGTTGTTGGAACACCACCACCAAATCGAACCATTACTTTACCAATCTCAATACTACCATCAGTAACTTCATAATCTTCAACTTGATGTTTCATTGTATCTTGATACGAAACTGAAATTTGGTTTGGCCACTCAGTACGTTTACTGAAGAAACCCGCATAAAACACTCCTGGAGTATATTGAACAAGCTGTTCACCATCCATTCGTTCTACTACTGTTCTGTGTCCTGCATCATTCCAAGCAAACGGATTTACAAATGCCAACACGATCATACTAACTACGGCGACTACGCCAATGACAATAAGTTTTGTCTGATTCATAACTGATTAATTGTTTATTTATTATTTACGGTTTAATTTTTCTTTGATTGAACGTGCTTTTTCAAGCTCGGATTTAAATATAGTTACTTTTTCTTCAGCTTCTTTCACACCACGCTCGGCTTGAATTTCAGCTCTCATCAATTTAAACTCCAGTTCCTCAATAATATCTTCAATTGGAAGATTATCATCTGGTAGTGAGTTTTTACTTTTTTGAACTCCAATTACTACTTGGATCACAGCCACTACTGCTATAATGAATAGTGCTAACATTACAAAACTAATTAACAATTTGAACATTTTATTTATTTTTATTTATATTTAAATATAACATCAGACTTTATAGAGGCCAAACTTATTTTAATTTTAGTCCCACCTTTTCTTATTTTGTGATATTTATATAAAATGCGATACATATGGAAATAACAACTAAAAATTGTGTGTTTTGTAACACTACTCAACCGCTCACTAATTTTATTAAAAATAAAAAATGTTCTTTAGGTTATAACAATAAATGTAAATCTTGCCAAAAAGAATATAGAACACAATATAATAAAGATAATAAAAATAAAATTCTAGAATATAATCTTGAGTATAATAAAACTTATAATCCCAAATGGAATTCAAATAATCCTCATATAAAGTTATGGAGAAATTTAATTAATAGATATACTCAATCTAATAACTATACTAAAAAAGATACAACTGAGTCTTCTTTAGGGTATTCAAATTTAACTTTTAAATGTCATATAGAAAATCAATTTAAAGAAGGTATGAATTGGGATAACATTCATATTGATCATAAAATACCTGTATCGTGGTTTAAAACAGAAACTCCAATTCATATAGTTAATAATTTATCTAACCTTCACCCATTACTATCATTTGATAATATATCTAAACGTAATAGATTTAACCATAAAGTAGATAATGAATATTGGGAGTTATGTAAAGAATTTATAAAAGATGAATATTTAAATAAAATAAACTAGTCCCACCAGCGCTCAATATTTCTTTCCATTACTTTAAAAAGTAATTTGCGTGCACGTTCATGATTAACTTTACTCATGTAGTAAGCTATTTTGCGTTTTGTTTCATGATCATCACTCTCTACTAAATCATGTTTAGTAACTACATAATTATACACAAGTGGGTACTTATTGAAATACTCATTTAGAGTATCTGAGATATATTCTGATTTTAGTTCAAAATTACTAGAACCTTCTATTGGATTAAATTTAATATTATTTTTATAGTAATCAAGGTACTCCATGCTGTAGTATTCTTCTTGAACTTTATCTATTAAACGAGTGCATAAATTCATTATCTCAGCATCTCGTTTTGCAGATGTGTGGCGATCATGTCCTCCAATGTATTTGGCTTGGTTCTTTAATTTAAATTTAAGAATCTCATATATAAAGTGTTGATCCCAGTCTTCGTCTTTCCAAATAATAGGAAGCCAACGAAACAGATTTTTTACCTTACGAAAAAACATTTTTATTCTCCACATAACCTTTATTTTAACTTAAATTAGAACCTTCATTAAATAACCGTATTGAACTCATTTTTGAGAAGTCAGTTACTGTTATTTTTTCAATATTAATTCCCCACTGTTTAGCTTCTTTTTTAGCACTATTTGTTATCAACTTATTTAAATCTGAAGTGCAAGCTTCTAGATATGTTTTATTTTTAATTGTTTGGAATATTATTCCGCAAGTCATATCTGAAATAGCATCTATGGCATCGTATACTTCAACAGCGAATATTGATAAATCCTCTATTTCATATTTAATTTGAGCTTTGATAACCACTGAGATACCATCTTTAGTGACCACACTTTGAGCAGGTAGTGTCATTGTTGTTGTAACAACAGTATGATTATCAACACTATCTATAAATGGAATTTTAAAGTGTAATCCTGGGTTAATTATTTTTTTAAATCTACCTAATCTAAAAAACGCACCCTTATCATATTCTTTTATTATAACTACAGGCAATATCTGATCAATAAATTGGATTATAAAATCTATTAGTTTATCAAACATTGTGTTTCTCCTTCTGTTATTTCTATGAATTCAACTTCTTCAATATTTTTTAAAAATAATACCCGTTCACCGTTTTGATAAACATAATCGGTTTCAGTATATTCTTTCCATAACTCAATGAGGTCATTAAGTATAACCCCACCATTGACATTATCAATAAACTTACCAACCCAAACATCTCTAATGATTTGGTATGGAGTATTATTTAGAGTTATTATGTTTCTCATTTAAAACCTCCCATCCTTGTTTTGAAACAATATGATGACAATCGTTATTAAAAAAATTAACCAAAGATGCTAAAGCAAAACATTGTAGAAAATCTTCCTTACTCATTTTCATCATAACGATACTTTTTTCGTTTGTATGCTTTACTGTTTGGTTCAGTACGTTGAATCATATTTCTACGTATGATTTGAGCTACATAACGTTCATTTAAACCATCAATAGTATTTTTATTTTTCTTTGCCATGTTTTACTCATTTAGAATAAATATAACTAAAGAATTATGGAAAGCCAAATTATTTTATAATACCTAACTCCTTTTTTATTTGTGTATGAGCCATGTCATAATGATCAATCATACGTAAATGTGGATGTTGTTCACGATAAATGTCAACATAAGAATATAAAGTCATTAAGTCTCCTCGTTCGTGGGCTTGGTATATAATTTCTTCTAAACGTTCTTCATTACTCATAACTGTCTCTTTTATGTCTAATAAACATATTTAAATATTTAATATAACTTGAAAGTGTTTTAGCATCTAATTTTTGATGATGCCAGTAAACAGCAAAATTAACAACCATCAACTTCGCAGACAATAATTGACTTTCTGTTTTGCAAGACTGAATTACTTTTATTGTTTTGTGGAAGTGATATGTTAATTTTTCGTTCATTATTTATACATATATTGTGATTTATCTATTCTTTTATCTTCTAAGTAATGAGTTTCACCTGGTCGAATAATACCTTTAGGCATCACATCATTAGGATAAATATATCCTTTCTTAGACATATCTTTCAGTCTAATATTTGTTTCGTATAGAAAAACAGGACCATTGTAATCTTCATAGTATGGTTGATTCTGTTTATCAAATCTCAAAATACGACGCTTACCATTGAAACTTCTAAAACGATTACATGTTACTCTATTCCAAACTCCATGTTCAAATACTTCAGTACTTAATTGAGTTGGAAAATCATAAATCAATTTTACAGTTTGTCCTCTTTTCTCACCCATATTATTTTATAAATAGTTGAATTAACAAAATACAAAACGCTAAAAATAAACATACTCCAGTTTTAGGTGTAATTGGTTCACCAAATAAAATAATGGACATAGTAGCAAATACTATTGTTCCAACAGCAAAACCAATTAGTCGTGATGGCCACAATTGACCCTCAAAATGTTCAACCATAAATCTAACTGAGAACATAAATAATGCTGAGATAGGAATACCCAGTAGTACTACTGCCCACATTTTGTCTTTCATCCACTGCCACTTATATAACCCTTGCAATTGAATGAAAGTTAATACTTGAGCAACTAGTCCTAATAATATTCCATATAACAGTTTCATATATAAATTTGTTCTAATTTAACTATCTTAGATAGTTTTTTAAGTGTTCTAAATTGAGAATCAAAGAATAGTGATCTAGCATCATCAAAATCATCTGAGAATACTAATGTTCTGCCTCCATCTTTTAACCCGATCCATACTTGTAGGTACTCATTCATAACAATGAATGGCTTATACTCAGGATCAAGAGTAATAAGATCAACTTTTTTCTTTTTAGATTTTTTCATCAAGTTCAGGTACTGCTCCTAGTTCTTCCAATTTAACCCATACTCTTACTTTCCACAAATCAACTTTAACTCCATCCAATTCAGTAGTTTCATCTACTGTTTCTTGAGCTAGAATCAACAAACACTGATCCAATGTTTCAATGGCTTGTTCTGTCTCATTGTTTTTGATTTGCTTAAGAGCCTTCTTCCATGTGTTAGTAATCTTCCCTACTGTCTTCATAGTGTTTTTTCTTTTATAACTTGTTTAATGTGTTTACAAACTCGATCTTTACTTCTCCAATATCCCGGGCATGTACAATAGTACTTATTAACTCGTTTAGTAACACGGTACATTTCATTACTTGAACTAGATTTGATTTCAATGAACTCAGGTTGCATTTGAACTGACTCATTGTCTTCTCTAATCCAAACAATATCATTTAGAGTTGTATTAAGTGGTACATTTATCCACCATGGAATAATAGCTAACTTATCTACTAAATTAACCAACATTGGTGGTATGATACCTCCGGTAACATAATGTTTTCCGTCTTTGAAATAATAACTACGTTCACTCATAACCTTTGTTTACACCTAAATATAATATCTAGATTCCCAAAAGCCAAACAAGGGGTTAATTTCTTAACCCCTGTTGTTCAATTTCAATATCTAATGTCATCAATATACAAAATTGTTCTAATTTATCCCAGTAGCGTTGAGCCATGTGAATTAGTACTTCATCTGGTATATTGTCTAAATAATTACTCCCCTTCATATTCTAATGCTGGGTGGTATTTAGATTGTATTTGTTGTTTTTTTCTGTTTACTTTTTGGTTACGCTTACGTTTTGATTCAAGTGCGTTAATCCAATCTTTTAAACATTCTACTCTTTGTTGTGCTGAATTTTTACTCATAACTTAACCTTGTCCTTTATATGGTTTTTTATAGTTTTTGCTATTTTTGTTCTTACTGGTTTGTTTCTTCGAGTGAATCCCCGGACGCTTTTTTCTTGGTTTTTCTCTCTTTGATTGGGTTGGTACTTTCAGTGCCATTTTCTTTTTCTATTAATTGGTTTATAGCTTTTACTATTTGAGAGCATTCTTCATATAACTCTTTTTCAACATAGTATTTTAAATTTTCTTGTAGTGTTTCTACAAAATAACGTCTTTCTAAAGTAATATCATAAGTAGCATTATCATCAACACAATTAATTGATAATACATGTACATGTTTTTTACGAGTGGTGATATTATTCAATATAGCTTCCACAATTGCTTTAGCTATGATGAAATCTTTCCTATCAATCATTTCTTGAAACTCATCACTGTTGTTCAAAGTAATTTCAGTAGCCATATTAAAATAGTTCTAAAAAGTTAGGGTCAATATCTTTTCCTTTAAGTTTATTCATCTTCTCATCATTTGCTAACATTTTAGTAGCTAGACGCTCTAGGTGTTTAGACTTAATAAGATCATAATTATCTATGATATCTTTATGTTCTTTTTTCTTACTCATCTGTTAATAAATATTAAATTCGGCTTATAAACTCACTTCCATCTTCAGGTGGAGATGATTGTTCTAAACCTAATTCTTTTAATCGTTGTAATGTATAGTCATCTAATTCCCACTCTACTTGACTCTCATTTATTGGTTTATGATCCTCAAGACCTTCAATCTGTTTATTATTAAATACATCTCCTACCATTAAGAAGTAACAATTATAACATAACATCTCCATATTTTCTAACCTGTAATGTTGTTTGTTTTTATCCTTAAAGTGTAGTATAAGTGGAATTTTATAATCAGATACTCGACGCTCTTGAAATCCACAGTTGCAACATTCTTCTTTTAAATAACCTTCCTCAATTAGTCTGTATTTTATCTTTTGAGGATTAAAGTGAGATGGATCAATTCTGCCTTCTATAACATCTAATAATGCTGGTTCTTTTTTCTTAGTACCATGGTTTGATAAGAATTTAGGAATGCCTTTACCTGATTGATTTTTATGTGCATCAAACAATGTTATTCCATCTTCATTCTTGTAAAACTTCATCCATTTTTTCATATGGATATAAGACACACTCAAGTACCTAGCAGCAGCACGAACAGACTTAGTTTTGTTCATTGCTGATATTATTTGGTCTTTACTTAAATGTTTTGCTTTAGGCATTACTCTTCAATATCATCATTTAAATCATCAAATGCTCCTTCGATACCATCATGATCTGAGATAAAATATTCATCAATTTCTTCTTCAAATGCAGTCTCAACTTCACTTTTATCATCGGTTTCAAAGTCGTCTACTGTTGGTATAACCTCATCTTCATCTGTTGACACAACCTTTGGCGCAGGTGTCTCTTTAACTTGTCTTTTCCAATTGTTCTCAATTTCCATCATGCGGTCATAATCTTCTCTTTCAACAGCATATGTTTCAATCCAAGTATGATCACCTTCACCTTTTTGTACTGTTACTGCTACTTTCTTTTCAGCTGTTGAATGCTGAGTGCAAGTCTGTGTATTAGGCAAAATAGCAATTCGTCTTGGGTCAATTTCAATCCCACATGTAATACATTTTCTACTCATATAACCTTTATTTTGTTTTTAATATTTTATCTACCAAATTCCAAAGATCAAGTGGTGTCTTTAATTTATATTCTTTTTTAGGTTTATCTTTAATCGTTACCTCAATAGTAAGCAAGTCACCATTCTTATCATAACGATCATAAACATACCATAATATTAATGAACTAATAGCATCACCATATTTAAGGTACAATAAGTCCTCAATCATAGTAAAATAATGTTGTTCATAATTATAAAAGTCAACTCCCACTTGAGATTGAAGTAAATTAGTTCTTAACCAGCATTGTTCAAGAGTAGAAACAATGTTCATAAACATTTCTTTCTCCTCTGATTTAGTATTAAGATTAATTTTTAATTTACTTCCAAAATTATTTATGTTCATTTTTTACTCCTATACCATAAATTTTTAAAAATTCCTGAGCATCCATGTTTTTTAGAGCTGAGAAGTAAAAGACAGCATCACCCATGCTTTCAGCATTGAGTACACCTAATGCTTCTTTATTAACGTCTAGGTGTGAATAAAAATAGTATTTTTTAAAATCTACTGCCATTTGATTTAATATAATTAAAGGTTTAATAAAAGCCAAATTATAATTTAATAAGATTATTTTGATACTCATTCATTGAATTAATAGTAATTTTTAAGTTACTTAACTCAAATGTACCTATATCTCCATTATCTTTAATTATATCATTTAATTGTTGTATAATGTCATAATCTTGTTGGGTGAAAGTATTTCCGTCTACTTCCACAATTATATCCTTCCCTCCATTAAACCATGGATCTAATATTTGTTTTAATTGTGGGTTATAGTTATGAATTACTACAGATTTTTTATAAACAACATTATGTACTGAGTTTCTAAAACCCCATTTCTTAACAAAATTTATATTTGATTGTTGTTCTATTTCTTGATAGTTTCCGTTTCGAGAGGTTTTACTAACAAAATGATAAACATGAGCTGAACTTACTTTATGTTCAAATCCAGCTAATTTATATCTAAGGTGTAAATCATCATCTTCACAAAACATTTTAAAAGTGTAACCATCAATACCAATGTAATCTTCTTTTAAACAGCCAAAAAATAATTGTGAACCACCATCAATTAAACTTTCTTTAATATCAAATTCATTAAATTTTTTACTATTGAAATTACTAATATCACTCCCACAATCTAATAAAATTTTACCAGGATATATGTCTGTGAATATAGGTGGTTCTACTCTAGTGTATGTAGTGATTCTTCCTTTAGTAATATGTTTATCCATAGTTTCAATAAAACCAGGTTTAATAACCATATCATTATGGAGTAAAATTATTTTGTCGCCTGTAGCTTTAGCTACAGCATTATTATAATTTATTCCTAAAGTAACATTATCATTTTCTTCAACTATTATTTCTACATCTGGGTAGATTTCTCTAATATTTTGAGTAATATTTTGAGTGTAGTTTTTGTTTTTACTAGTAGCCGGGATTATTAATGATATCATTAGTTGTAATTTTGTTTAAAGTTATCCCAAAATTCGTTTATTAAAGTTGTATAAGCTAAAGTACTAGAACCTAAATGGAATATATAACCTTCATTTAAAAATTCAAAAGTAGAGTAATTATTTTTAAAATCTTCATCTCCTTTAAATAAATAAGGAACCTGACAGTTGAATTCTTTTGTTAGAAAAGTTATGTTATTAGGAAATAATTCTTGTAGTATTATATTGATAGCGGTTTGGTCCATAGCATCTATTCTAACTCCACCTTCTTTACCAATACCTTTTACATGACCATTTATATCTTTATTATTATAATAATATTCTTTATATAAACCAATTTGATCTTGTAATCTTTTTAAATGATGAGATTTCATAGAGACAAATCCTGCGTTAAAATAATTTTTTACTATTTTAAAAGCATTAGGTTTAAATCCTAACCATTGATTTACATGATATGGAGATACATGAGGTCCTCCTTGATCTGGAATAACAACTATATCTAAGCCATTATCATTAAATATTGTGTTTATGTCTGGTAAGTCCCACCTAACAAGCGTGTCAGCATCTATAAAAGTCACTCTATCATACTCGGATATTGGAAAATGAACATCTACCCATCTATCATAGCACATAGCAGCATAATCAGGTTGATCTTTAAAGTATTTATCACCTTCTATTAAATGTAATTCAATGTTATGTTTTTGACAATAAACCTTCCAAGTTTTGATACATTTTTCATATTGTTCATCTTTAAGTAATGAATTATAAATAGGTATAACTATGACATTTTTCTTAGGTTTATTTTTAAAACGTAACGCTATAATTTCATCTCCATTAGGATTATTATTTATTCTTAAATCTAAAATATATAAATTTAATTTTTTACTTAATTGTTGTAGATTATCATAATGAACTTGATGTATGTCTTCACAAAATAAAACACCATCATCATTTAGTAAATCATAGTAATTTTCAAAAAACCACTTTTGAGATTCCCAAGTATGAGGACCATCATCTATAATAATATCAAACTTACCTTCTTTTTCTTGTATTAGTTGAATAGTTTCTTTTTTATAAGCATCATATTCTGGCCCAGCATATATTGTTACTTTATCATTAGGTATAACACCAGTATATTCTTTATTATCAATACCTACATATTTTTCAACATATCCAATTTCAGATAATGGACCTACAGATCCATCACCGAATAAACTTATTCCTATTTCTAATATTTTTAAAGGACGATTTAATTTTAAATACTGGGAGTTAAATACTAGGTCATATGTCACTCCATATCTATGTGTTGTGTTTTTGTCTGTTGAGCTTTTTAATAGAATTTCTCCTATGTTACTATATTTTTCCATTATTTTATTAATTTAGTTCCATGATTAATTAATTTATTCCAACTATCTAATTCAGGGTCATGTTTTCGATTAAACGATTTAATATTATTTTTGTATAGTGTATTGTCACCATACATTTTATCTTGACACACTATTAAATTTTTTATTTTGAATTGGGTCGCATTAGGAATATAAGGACATATTGACATAATAAAAGTATCTATAGGACAATATCCTTTAATGTCTTGAGGAAATTTTATATAATCTAATAAACTTTTAGAAAATAAAGTGAACCATCCTCCTCCAAATTTAAAAATTTTAGTATTATTTTGTGTTAAAGGTTCTAAAAACACATCTCCATACACTTGAGATGAATCAACAATAGGATCATGAGTTTCCCAATAATTGTATGGTTTATTTAAAAAATGACTATTTGTCATTACATCCCAAGTACTATCCCATAATTTAACATATTCTGATGTTATTATATAATTAGAGTGCTCTTGTTTAAGACTAAGTGAAGACTCTAAAAATAAATTCAAAGTAAAAGAATTAAATATTATATCCGATTCTAACCATATAATAGAATCAACATCTGGGTATTTATATATATTTTTTATACAGCAGTCTACACATCCTAAAAGATCATAGTCTACATTAAAATGATATTCATCAGCCCATGTTCCATACTTTTCTAAATTTAAGAATTTTTTAATAAAAAAATCTTGTTTAAGAGTAGAATTATCCCAATCAACTAAATAATTAGTCATAGGTAAAGTTACATCTAAAATAACATGGAATTTATCTTTATCTACATTTAATGAGTTTTGTTTAAGGAGTAATAAAACTCGCTCCAACATATCTATATCATTAACTAAAGGAAATAGTTGTATTAAAACTTTATGTTTATCCATTATATATTATTAAATTTGAATATTTCTTTAATTTTCCTGGCTATTCTAACTTCGTAATCAACATATGAAATAGCTTTATAGTAATTATCCTCAATCGCTTCTAAATGTTGATTATAGTAATTTTCATCTAAATTATTAACAATATAAATTAAATCATCTACATTGTTAAATTCAATTATTCCATCTTTATTAAAGAAATCAGTTATATTAGAACATCCCCAATATATTGGGATAGTTTTTAAAGCTAAACAATCTAATATTTTTTCAGTGAAATATCCTCTATGAGAAGTATTTTCTATTACTACTCCAAATTGAGAATTACCAAATATAAATTCTTTACCTTTTCTAGCATCATCAATATTATATCTATCTCCATATACATCATAGAAGTTAGTAGGAGTTTTTATTTCATTTTTTCTAGCTAATAATTCATGTCTTAAAGAATGACCATATGTTTTTAACAGTTTCCCACATAAATGAGATACTTCAAATCTTTTATCATGATTTCTATTATATTGTTCAGGTGTGATCCAAATATTACCAAAAGGAAAGAATAACGCATTATCACAATTATTTAATACTTTATCGTCCCAAGTTAATATAACATCAAATAAATCTTTATTTTGAATCGCCCAATTATGATATCCAAAATATTCATTTGGTTCTTGTAATACTAATATATTAATTGAGGATAGATCATTTTGTGATGTAGGAATATCATCTACAAACAGAGAAAAATCGACATGATTAATTTTTTCATCTTTTAAATACTTACTTATATTATCAGCACTTAAATGATTTACAAATAATTTCATAATGAATTATAATAGTTGTTTTGTTTTTCTTGACGTTCTATTGTTTTAAAATGATATAAAGCATACTCTTCCATTTCAGGTAAATTAGCATATGTTTTATATCCATTTAACACTTCATGTAACTTATTCTCCCATTTAATATCAGGAGTGTTCTTATATATTCTCCATTGATAGTCAGGCCATTGTACCCATCCTTTCTCATTTTGTCTCCAACCCCATGCTTGTAAATGTTGAGGAGTAATTCCATTAACTATATTTACTCTAGGAACTAAAATAATATCAGACTGATTATTTTCTAATATAATGTGAAGATTTTCAATTAGTAATTCGTTAGGTAATTCATCCGCATCAATCTGAAAGATATAATCCCCAGAACACATCTTAGTCAATTCATTTTTCCAATTAGCAAAATGTCCTTGGAATGCGCTTTCTTTTAAAGTAATCCAGTCAGCAGATGAATATTTGTATAGTTGATCTATTAATACATGAGATGCTTTTGGTTTGTCTAACAAAACACAAATTTCATCTTCAGGACGTTTATGTTGGTAAAGAAAAGGAACTAGACGCTTTATTTCGTCTAGTTCATTACATATTGTGATTGCGTAACTAATTTTCATAATTACAATATAATAAATTAAGGAAGTAAGCCAATATAACTTAAAGCATCCATAAAATCTCTTTCTTCAAAATGCTGGATAGTACCCATATCCATTCTAAACTCATAGAATTTTCCTGGTTGTTTTGGAATTGGATATTTTTCTTTTTCTTCTTCTTTAACTGGGATTGCTTTAACAGCCGCCCATTTCCAATTATCAGCACTTGCTCCATTAGCAAATACCATACCTTGTTTAGGTTCATTAATTGTTTGAGGAAGCCATACTAATCCTGTTTCTGGATCTTTCCAAGCTAAATCTTTATATAACTCAGGCAATGTAGACATTTGTTCATTATAGAACTCACTACCCTCAGTCATTAAACTGTTAGTCCAGTATCCACAAGATAATGAACTGTAGTTTTTAATTTCAGGAGTAACCTCTATTACGTAACAAAGGTCACCTCCTGATTTAGGGCATGTTATAATTTTATCAAGCATAATTTTTATTTATTTTTGTATTTCCATTTATATCCAAAAGCTGTTTTTTGTTTTCCAATACAACAAGATGTTATATCTCCATGTCTGTTAGGTTTATTAATATGTAAACATGCTTCTGTTATATTTTTAAATTCGTTTATTAATATATCATTTAAATCAAATTGTAAAACAGGTCTAGATCTTTTGCCTTGATTAGCTATGGATTTTTTTATTTTAGTTTCTGTTGAATCTAAAACTCTATTTTTATTTTTAATATATATACCTTTAATTTCTAAATATTTTTTTACAGTATTGAAGGTTAAATTTAATTCTTTGCATATATCATATATTCCTTTAGTTTTATATAATTCTTCTATCTTACCTTCAGGAATATTTTTCAATTTATAATTATTACCTAATTTACTGTTTTTTATTTTTTCTTTAGAAATATCATTTAAATTTGTTGGTCCTCCACCTCCATTATTTTTATTTTCTAATTTGAATCCTTGTGATTTAAACAATTCAATATAATACTTTTCTTTAATTTTCCAATCTTTTTTTTCAACTAATTCTAATATTTTAATTTTAATGTTGTTACCAAATGTTTTTTTATGTTGGGTAAATCTAACATTAATGTTATTACATTTTCCTATATAAAAGGGAGTATTATTTATTTCTAAAGAATATATTATGATCATACTTATTATTTATCATAAATATATCAAATTGAATTTTTTTTAATCTAGGATTCAATCTTTTTTAATTTAGGGAGTTCAATGCGTTTAAGTTGAGGTAACTGTAGTTTAACTTCTTTAGGAAACTCAGGAACATACTGTGTTAATATAGAATCAATTTTTTCTTTCATTTTATCAAAACTAAAATTATTTTTACTATATGAACCTTGCATTTTAGCTTTTTCAGTATAGTTTTTATAATTTTCAAA